TGACGAATATTGCGAGCCTAAGGAAGAAAACTACGAAGACGATTACGATATAGACGCTATTATAGACGAGAGGAGATTACAGGAAATGGAAGAAAGAGAAGTTAGAAAAGAAACTGACTTATTTAAAGTCGTATATACTCAGGGGGGAAAGGACGGACGGTTTGATATTTCTACATATCATAATGAGTTTTTAGAGAGAATATGTAAAAAGGATCCTAGTACGTTCCTAGCGATTAAAAAGACAATTATTCAAGCTCTAGAAAACATAGAAAATAAAGTAAAGGAGGTACAAAATGAAAGCGGTAAAGAATGAAGCTCCAGAGACTAAAATAGCTCTAGTGGATTTAATGGTAGTCGTAGCAGAAGTAAACGAAGAAGCTAATACAGTTAGATTCGGTGCTAAAACTAATGACGAAGTATTAGTAAATATGTGTAAGACAGATCCACAGTCTTGGGAGATTGTAAAAAAAGTAGCTCTAGAAGCTATTAACTACGTAGAAGCTAAAGCAAACGAAAAAGAAGAAAAATAAGGGAGGTAAGAAATGGATAACTATTATAAACAACTAGCAGACTTGCTATGTGCTAGAGAACGCTTAAACACTTTGAGAGATAGAGCGGACGAGATATTCAATAGATACTTCCCTATAACAGCTAGATATACAGAAGCTTCTACTAGCGGTGGAGGAGCTAAAAACGATAAAATGGTGTCTTATCTATCAGAATTAGAAGAATCAGGAATAGATAACGAGATAAAGAATGTAATTCAAAAGATAGATAAGCTACAGAACAGCCTATACCGTATGGAGATAATCCTCCAAAATGTGGAAAATATATCAGGAGTAGATAATTTAGAATATAAAGTTCTTAAATTAAAATATTATGAAAATAGAACTTTTACGCTACAACAAATAGCTAATAAACTTAACTATTCACTAGATAGAATTAAGCAGGTAAGTGCTGATGTAGAAAAAAAATTAAAAAGCAATTATTACACCAAAAATACACTAGAAAAGTGTTAAAATGATAATGTGGAATAATTAAAATAGGCTGGCTGATTGCCCTCTGAAAAAGAAAAAAATCAGCTTTATATCTCGGTAGCGGTGTGATAGTCGCACGTAGGTTCCATATTCCTAAGGAGAGGTGCAAATCCTACTACCGAAACCAATATGTCCTTGTGGTGGAAAAGAGACACGCCAGTAATGGTGGGTAATCCGAAAGGAACCCGTGGGAGGTAATAACTCTCTGAGGACGCCTAAATATGCTGTTATTCATTATTTCATAGATAGACCTAAGATGTCTGAGGGTGCGAATCCCTTATCACTCCTTTCTAAGCTCTGGCTTATCGGCTTCTAATTGATAAGATACGTCATAAGACGTATTCACGTAGACGAACAGGGAGCTACGTTGGTTGCGACCACCGCACGCTAAGCTATTAGTCGTAATCTTATGTAAGTTAGTGTAATGGCTAACCTCGGTTATTGCATAAGGAAATAGTTATATATGGGTAGTGATCTAAGAGTAGGATTCCGTCGGGGAGTAGGAAACGAAAGCCGAGGGCTATATATAGTGCGATTCTATATCTACCCACAGCTAGTATCACACTAGCCAACCCCTTTTTATTCTTTTTAGATAAAAAACTAAAACACTACTTATTATCGTAGGTAGTGTACTGATGATATGTGAAAGGTTGCGGACGTTATCATAAAGACCTAGTATATCGTTAGTACAGTATCTATGATAAGAGGAAATAGGAGGCGACTATATGAGTCAAAATGAGTTTGTATTGAAAACCAGCCAGGGAGAGATACCAGTAGGAACCATATACGAGGTGTCAGATAAGGGCGGAGCCGTGATAGGTAAAGTTCGTGTGGAATTAGATAATAACTTAACATATATAGATATGCCTGTAGTTCCAGAAGATTTCTTAGTATCAGAAGAAATAGGGGATTATATCTTTAATGAAATTAAGGAACAGGAGTAGATACTCTCCTCGATCTATAAGCTATGAGACATTACAATCTAACGTAGTGTCTTTTTTTTGTATAAGGAGGCGTTACGTATGAGAGTGCGATTGAATGAATTATGATAATTACATAAAAAAGTTACATATTAGTCTGTCTAAGTATAGTCAATATGAAGATATAGTTATTATGACTTATGAAAGGTATAATAGCGAATATGAAACAATCAATAGAAGTATATTACTCCAATATAAAGAGCCAGTTCCTAAAAAGAAAAATGAATATTATCAGTATAAGGAGTGGCTAAGTAACAAGAAAGAACTTTTAATGAGGTTGAATGAGTTATGGCTAAAAAGAAAACAGACAAAGAAATAAAAGAAATTATAGCTTATTATTTAGATTGTAATAATTATAGTGAAACAGCTCGTAAGTTCGGTATGTCTGATACAGGCGTAAAAAAATTGATTGATAGGGAATCAAATAAAGAAAGTACGAAGTTGTTGGAGGAGAAAAAAAATAATAATACTCAGGAGATTATGCAAGATATGGACGACCGCAAGGAAACGGTTAAAAGACTTCTGGGAAAATTATTAAAGGGAATAGAAGATAAAATCGATAATGTAGATATGTTTACTTCTATTCGAGATATTGCTATGGCTTATGGAACAATAGTAGATAAAGAGTTTAAGCGTCAAGAGTTAGAGTTAAAGAAGAAAGAACTTGCTTTAATGGAGAAAGAGTTAGAGAGCGATTCAAGTTTAAATGGTTCTATTATTGAAGCTATTAGCGGACAGATGTCTTCTATATGGGACGACGACGAGGTAAAGAAAGATGTTAAAAAGTCTAAAAAAGAAACTAAGTAAGCCGTTTATATGGAGTCCGCTCTCAAAGAAACAGTTAAAGATATTGTCGTGGTGGTGCGACGGTAGTCCTTATAAGGATTATGACGGAGTAATAGCTGACGGTGCTGTTAGATCTGGTAAAACTATATCAATGGCTCCCTCATTCGTATTATGGGCTATGACAAACTTTGACGGATTAGATTTTGCTTTATGTGGTAAGACGATAGGCTCTTTAAGACGTAACGTTATTAACACGTTAAAGAAGCAGATACTTACTTTAGGTTATAAGTACGAAGAAAGACGTACAGATAATTTAATTATTATTTATAAAGGCGATAGATATAACAACTTTTATTTATTCGGTGGTAAAGACGAATCTTCACAGGATTTAATACAAGGTATGACGTTAGCTGGAGTATTCTTTGACGAAGTAGCACTTATGCCTTATTCATTCGTAGATCAAGCTATGGCTCGTTGTTCTGTTGAGGGAGCTAAGTATTGGTTTAACTGTAATCCGAAGAATCCTAATCACTGGTTTAAAGTTGAGTTTATAGATAAAGCTAAAGAAAAAAGGTTCTTATACTTACACTTTACTATGGACGATAATCTTACTCTATCAGAGAGAGTTAAGGAACGTTATAAGAGAATGTTCGCTGGAGTATTCTATAAACGTAATGTAGAGGGATTATGGGTTACAGCTGAGGGACGTATTTATATTACGTTCGACGAGAGTAGAGTATTAAGTTATAAAGATTTCATTATTAAGTATTCTAAAGATATTGTAGGAGCTTATATTGGCGTCGACTTCGGAGGTAATAAATCAGCTACATCATTTACGTTAACTCTAGTAACTAGAGGATTTAAGCACGTTATTATAGCTGACGAATGGTATCATAAAGAAGAATTAACTCCTAAACAGTTGGAGGAAAAGTTCGTAGAGTTCGTTACGTGTTCTTTTAGTAAGTTTCCACAGCTACACGACGTATATTGCGATAGTGCAGAACAATTACTTATTAACGGATTAAAGACGGCTCTAAGAAAAGCTAAATATACAGATAGTAAAGGAATAGTTAGAGGCTACCCTATAATGATTCATAATGCTTTAAAGAATGAAATAATAGACCGTATCAGATTTACTACGGCTATGTTCGGACAAGATAGATTATGGGTTGTTAAAGAGAAATGTCCTAATACTATATCAGCCTTTGATAATGCTGTATGGGACGAGGACGAATTAGACGACGTTAGATTAGACGACGGAAACTATAATATAGACTCACTAGATAGCTTCGAATATTCAATAGAAAAACAAATGAAACTAATTTTAAGATAAGAGGAGGTAAAGTAAATATGAATATGATAGTAGATTATTTAAAAGGATTAGGCTATAGTGTAGATGTTGATTTCTACGGCTATATTAACACGTGGGGAAAATGGTACGCTGGTAAAGTTAAAGAGTTTCACTCATACAAACAATATAACGGTACTAAACAGATTACAAGGGAACGTTATACTTTAGGTATGGCTAAAAAAGGTTGTGAAGACTGGGCTAATAAATTACTAAGTGAAAAGGTTACTATTTCTACTGATAGTCAAGAAGAAGTAGACGAAATATTAGAAAGGAATAACTTTTGGCTTAATGGTAATCAATTAGTAGAAGAAACTTTCGCCTTGGGTACTGGTGCTTTTGTAGAATATAAAGCAGGAGATTTCCCAGTTATTGATTATATTATCGCTCCTATGATATTCCCTTTAAGGTGGAAAAAAGGAGAAATAATCGATTGTGCTTTTGCTAGTGTATTAGAAACTGGTACTCAAAAGCAATTCTATATTAACATTCACGTTAAAGAGGGGAGTAAGTATCGTATAGAGAATAAGATTATTATTGCTAATAATGACGGAACATTCAAAGAGGGAGAACTTCCTAAAAATGTAATGCCTACTTTATACAGTGATGTTAAATTATTCCAGATAATAAAACCTAACTTAGTTAATAACATTGAATTAGGTTGTCCTATGGGTATATCTGTATTCGCTAACGCTATTGACGAAATGAAAACAATAGATCTTATCTATGATAGCTATAGAAATGAGTTTAGTTTAGGCAAGAAGCGTATATTCGTTAAGAGTGGTGCTTTAAATGTTAACTTAGAAAGTGGAGACGCTGTTCCAGTATTCGACGAGAACGACGTAGAATTCTACGCTCTACCAGACGAAGACGGTACAGAAATGATTAAAGAATCTAAGTTTGATATAAGAGCAGAACAACACGATACAGGATTACAAACTAACCTTAACTTATTCGGTAAGAAAATCGGATTCGGAGATAATGGTTATAAATGGGAAAAAGGACAAGTTAAAACAGCTACAGAAACTATTAGCGATAACTCAGAGATGTTTAGGAATATTCAAAAGCACGAAGTTATATTAGAGCCAGCTTTAATAGGATTAGTAGACGCTATTATGTATTTAAGAACTGGTAAGATATATACAGGAAACACAAGTATTAACTTCGACGATTCTATTATCGAAGATATGGCGGAAGTTAAACGTCAAGCTTTAATAGAGTATAACGCTGGACTTATCGATAAAGTAGAATATATGGTTCGTGTTTATAAACTAAATGAAAACGAAGCTTTAAAAAAGATAGAAGAAATGGAACAAAGAAAACCTAAAGAAGTAACTTACGAGGTGTAGTGTATGCACGACGACAAGAAATTACGAGAAATCTACGAGAAAATAGAAGCTGATTTACTTCGTAATATTGCTAGCCGATTAGATGTAGACGAGATAGACGGTGGAACGTTAGAGTGGCATACAAGGAAGTTAGACGAATTAGGTATGTTAAGTTCTGAGAATATTAAAGTAATAGCTAAATATTCTGGTAAGACTGAAAAGGAAGTAAGAGAGTTATTAAAGAAATCTGGTTATGATAACATAGAGGAAAAAGCTTTTAAAGAAGCATATAACATAGGTATGTTAAATCGTAAGCCTGTGTCCTTAATGAAATCAGAGGCTTTAAAGACAATTCTTAATACTTCGATAGATAATTCTATAGATTCACTCAATCTAGTTAATACTACGGCGTTAGAAAGTGCTAACGAGGAGTATTTAAGAATAATTAACCAGGTATATTTAGAAACATCTCAGGGAATATATGATTATGCGTCTTCTGTTAGAAAGGCTACTACTAAATTAGCTGAAAAAGGTATAACAGGAGCTACATATATGCGTACAGACGGAACTCATATCAGAAGAACGTTGGAGAGTGCTGTTCGTATGCAATTATTAACATCTAATAATCAATGTATGTCTAAAATGCAAGAGGAAAGAGCTAAAGAGTGGGGATCTAACTTAGTAGAAGTATCTTCACATATGGGAGCTAGACCTAGCCACGCTGAATGGCAAGGTAAAATATATCAGTTAGAGGGTTCTAGTGCGAAATACCCTAATTTCTATCAAGCTACAGGTTATGGTACTGTTACTGGATTATGTGGAGTTAACTGTAGACATACTTTCTACCCTTATTTAGAGGGGGTAAGCGAACAGAGTTATAAACACTATAATCTTAATGAAAATAAAGAACAGTACGAAAAAGAACAAAGACAGCGTCTATTAGAACGTAGAGTACGTGTGGAGAAACAAAAAATAATTATGGCGGAAGAAAATAACGATAAGATTATGCTAGAGAAAGCTAGTACGAAGTTAAAAGAGCGTAGAGCTGATTTAAAGAAGTTCTTAGAACAAAATAATCTTATGCAAGATTCTTCTAGAGAGTTTACTTATGGATTTAATCGTTCTATGTCTCAGAAAGCCTTAAATACTAGCCGTAACGTTGAAAATAAAGCTAATATGATGTATAATTTAGGTAGCACTGAGAATAATGTAAAAGAATACTTTAGAGACGCTCCTATAAGAGAAAAAATCCAGAATGATTTTAACCTGGATTTATACCCAGATTCTAAGTGGAATAAACACGATCCTAATAGTAAGAACTATGACGGAGTATCTAGTCAGATAACTATAACTAGAAAAGAAACAGCAGACTTAATTAAAAAGTATGCTGGAACTGGTACAATCGAACGTAATAATAGCGGTGGTTGGAGAAATCAGGAAACTATTATATCTGATGTAGTTGTTGGTAAAGTATTAGATTTAGATAATAAGTGGGTAGATACCAAAGCGTTTAAAATACATTATTCTGAGAAGAAAGGCGTACATATAGTACCTACGCTTAAAGGAGTTGATAAGAAATGACAGAACTAGAGTTCTTAAAACATTTTGAAAAGCATATAAAAGTTACTCTTACTAATAATGAAGTAGTAGAGGGTTTTTGTAGTGGCTTTTGTCGTAGTAACGACGATCCTACTGGAAAAGCTAATATAACCATAGACACTAAAGAGGGTGCTATAGTAGTAAATTATGAGGTAGTTAAAGAAATTAAAACTATTACACCTTAATTACACTTGTTTAATGGTATTATGATATTGTGATAATTTATAAAGAACTGGCGAAAGCTGGTTTTTTTATTGATTATGTTTTACTCGATTACAAGAGAATAAAACTGTTATTCGACTTTTACAGCCTACAAGCTGAATAAAAACTGAGGAGGAGAGAAAATATGGATTGGTTAAAAGAGATTTTAACAAAAGCTGGAGTTGAAGAAGAAAAGGTAACATCTGTTTTAGAGAGTGCTAAGAAAGAAGTTCCTACGTACTATGTGCCTAAGAATGACTTTAACGAAAAGGTAACAGAGGTTAAAAACCTTACTACTGAAAAGCAAACTCTTACATCTCAATTAGAGGAATTGAAAAAAGTAGATCCCGCTAAGTTGAATGAGGAAATAGAAAAATTACAAAAAGCTAATAAGGATTTAGAAGCTAATAGCAAGAAAGAATTAGCAGACGTTAAACGTATGAGTGCTATTGATTTAGCAATCGCTAACTCTAAAACTATTGATTCAATATCTTTAAAGGCTCACTTAGATTTAGATAAGATTAGCTATGATGAAAAGACTGGTTCTTTAACAGGATTAGACGATCAGATTAGTGGATTACGTGAATCTAAGAAATACTTATTCGAAACAGCTCCTACTGACGGAGGTATGCCTCAAGGCGGAATACCTAAGCCAGAAAAAAGTATTCACGACGAAATAGTCGAAAACGTATTCGATAAAAAATAAATCGAATTAGAAAGAAAATAGGAGGTAATATTTATGGCATTAACATTAGCCCAAGCAAAAGCTTTATCTGATAGCAAGTTAACTAATCAGATAATTGACGAATTTAGAAAAAGCCCACTTTTAGACGCTTTAACATTCGATAACACTGTTAAAGTACAAGGTGGTAAAACATTAGCTTACGTATATAACCGTATAACTACTCAACCTACAGCAGGTACAAGAGCAATTAACAACGAATATACGTCTCAAGAAACAGTAACTACTCAAAATACTGTTAATTTAAAAGTAATGGGAGGATCATACGAGTTAGACCGTGTTATCGCTAACGACGAAAAACAAGTAGTAGATCAAATCGAGTTCCAAACTACTCAAAAAGCAAAAGCTACAGTTGCTGTATTCAATGATTTATTCATTAACGGTAACTCAGCTACTACAGCTACTGAGTTCGACGGAATCGATAAAGCTATTACGGGTTCTACTACAGAACGTAATACAAGCGCTGTTATAGATTTATCTACATCAGCTAACATTGATACTAACTACAAATCTTTCTTATATGAAATAAGAAGACTGGAAGCTACAATGGACGGAAAACCTACTCATTATTTAATGAATAGCGACTTATATGCTGTATTCCAAACAATCGCTGACAGAGTACCTAACATTCACTATACTAAGAATGAATTAGGAGAAGAAGTATTAAAATATGGTAACGCTCTTTTAGTTGAAATGGGAGATAAAGCAGGAACTACTAATCCTATTATCGCCAACGCTTCTAAAACAATCAGCTCTACAGCATATACTGGTTTAACTTCTTTATATGCTGTTAGATTAGGATTAGACGGAGTTCACGGTGTTAGTCCAGACGGAGATACTTTAATTAAGCATTACTACCCAGATTTCAAAACAGCTGGAGCTGTTAAGAAAGGCGAAGTTGAGTTCGTTGGTGCTATTGCAATTAAAGCTACTAAGTCTGTAGGTGCTATTAGAAATATCAAAGTAGCGTAATAACGATTAAAGCCTTTCTCTGTAATCGGGGAAAGGTTTTAATTTCTATTTATAGGAAAAAATATGGAGGTAATTTATGATAAAAATTAAAACGCCAGTAATCGGTTACAATGGTATAGATTGCGGAGTTAGATTCGAAAATGGAATCGGTGTGGCTGAGGATTTATCAGAACACGTAATAAACTGGTTTAAGGATCAAGGTTATACTGTAGAAGAAACAGACGAACCTAAAGCAAAAGAGCCAGAAACAACTCCAGAAACTGATAATACAGATAACGGAGAAACAGGAGACGAGGATCCAGAAGATAATAACGCTGGAATACCAGAAGTACCAGAAACTGGAGACGAAAAATCTAAAGCTGAATTGTTAGAAGAAGCAAAGACTTTAGGTATTGAAAATATTAGAAGTAAAGCTACTAAGGCTGAAATCGAACAACTTATCAATGATAAGAAAATCGAACTAGAAGCTTTAGCAGATAATGGAAACTCTGATAATGAAAATCCAAAAGCTGGAGAAACAGGAGACGAGGATCCAGAGAAAGGAGAATAGTATATGTATAATATATATTCGCCAGAAAAGGAATTTAACGGAAATTATGCTGGCTATGACTTTAAAAACGGCGTAGCTACAGCAGAATTAGACGAAAATCTTAAATTATGGTTCAAGATGTTAGGTTTTAAAACTGAAAAAGCAAAAGAACCTATTAAAAAAACTACTATTAAAGTAGATAAAGTAAAAGAACCAATTATAGAGGAAGAAAAAGCAAAAGAAGAAAATAAAGAAAAGTAGGTGGTTTTATGAATTATATAGATTACGCTTTTTATATCGACTTTACTAAGACTACTATTAGCGTTCCTAAGTTTAACGAATTAGTAGAGATAGCTAGTCGAATAATTGACGAAAAAACTATGAATAAAGCTACTAACTTTAATATTTTTCCAGAAACTATACAGATTGCTATTAAGAAAGCTACAGCAAGCCAATTAAGAAAACTTGTTGGAGACGGCGGTATTAACGCTATTGATAAGGGAAATATTGAAAGTGAATCTATAGGAAGTTATAGCTATAAGAAAGCTTCTAGAAGCGAGCAGAAAGTAGAAACGATTAACGGTATTGAAGTCAGCCCTATGGTTGATGTTTACTTACGTCCTACTGGCTTACTTTATAGAGGAATAAGAGGTATTTAGTTATGCTTCCTCACACTATAACAATATGGAATATAATCGCTAAGAATCATACAGGCGGTTTTACTTATCAGAGAACTGTAGTAAGTGGTGTAAGATATGAAATTACACGTTCTGTAGCTCCTAAAAAAGAGGGAACTAGCAATACTAGTCTATTAAATCTATTCGTTTTCCCAGATAAAATCGATTCTAATTCTAAATACATAGACTCGTCAGAGTTTAAAGATTTAGCGTCGAAAGATAATTATTTTACTTTCGATACAGATACTTATATAGGTATTGGAGATATAGAAAGCGATATACCTAGCGGAGAACATTATTTAATAGAGGAAATTAAGCCAGTTTATGCTATGGGTAATGAAATACATCACTTTGAAATAAAAGGCTCTTAATGGACGTTAAAATTGATTTTGACGAGGCTAAATGCGTTAACTCTTTCAAGCCTGGTTATTCTAGGGCTAGAAAATGGTTAAAGAACGAAGTAGCTAAAGATACTAACGTATTTACACCATTTAAAACAAACACTTTAAGATCGAGTGTTCTACCCACGATAGACGATCCTAACGACTATCTTGTATGGAGTGTTGTTTATGCTTCGTATCAATATTACGGAAGTTGGGCTGACGGTTCTCACGTTATAACACAGCACAGTCAGCCAGGAACAGATACCTTTTACTTTGAAAGAGCGAAAGCTATTCATAAAGAAAAATGGGTACGAGTTGCAAGAAAATTAGCTGGAGGTAGATAATAAATGAATAATAACAATAATGGTAATAATACTCAGAATAATACAGAAGTCTTAATAATTAAGAGTGTATTAGACTATATTAACGACCATAAAGCCGATATGGGCTTGCCTTGCGATATTGAGTTGGAAGATATAGCTCCTAAAGGACTATCAATGTCTTTACAACAAATAACAGGCGAGAAATATACGGAAAAAGATATAGTAGGAAATGAAAATGGAAGTTTCCCTTTTGCTATTTATTCTCAAAATACTAACGCTGATAAATTAGATATAATACAGCCTTTATGGAATATATCTAAATATTTCGACGGACATAACCAAGAAATAGAATTAAGTAAGAGTATAACTGTAAATATAGAAATGACAGGAACTCCTGGATTATATAGCCGTTCAAAAGACGGAACAGTTATATATCAAGCTATTTATAAGGTGGAATACTATAAGGAGGTAATTTAAGTATGAAAAAACCATTAGTAAGTAATCGTGTACTTGTTATTGACGACAAAACAGGAACTAATAACGAGGCTAATTATGTAAGAGTAGGTAAAGGTTTTACTAACTTTACTAAGGCTAGTAACTCTACTATCGACCAAAAGTTTTATATTGACGAAGCTGGTAAAGGTACTTCTAATAAAACTGGTATGCAAACAATCTATTCTTTAACAGGAGATAGAATTGTAGGAGATCCAGCTAACGACTTTATTGTAAGTTGTTATGATAAATTAGGAGATGACGTTATCACTACAGCTATTCAATATGACGAGTACGCTCCAGCTACTAAAAATGCTGGTTCTTATGAAGCTAAAAAGTTTGAAGTAATGGTTAACTGTACTAACGACGGTTCTGGAGACGGTGGAGCTGTTTTAGCTGTTGAAGCTGAAATCCACCAAAACGGACAAGAAATCGAGGGTACATATAATCCTACTACTAAGACTTTTACAGCTAATAGCTAATTTAAAAATATGGAGGAAAAAATATGGAAAATGAAAAAACATTAAATACTGTTCCTACTGTTGATAATGATATAGTAGAAATTAAACTACCAGAAACAGTAAAGAAACTAAGAATTGACGGAAAAGTATTCTATTTCAATACTGATAGCATACAGCTATTAAGAGATATTGAAAAATTAGGAGAAGAAGTTAGAACCTTAGAATCTGATACTAATATGGAAAATATGCAAAAGTTTACTGTTATTGTTGATAAATGTAGGAAAGGTATAGATCTAGCTTTGGGAAACGGAACTTTCGTTGAAATCTTTGGAGATAATATGGACTCTTATCTACGTCCTGTATATCTATTAAGTCAATTAGTTAGTATCTGTCGTCAAGCTACTCAAGATTTTGTAGAGTTTGAATATTCTTCTGGAGATAATGTTAGAGAATGAATGTTTTAATCAGTGGACTACCGAAGACAGTAAATGTTAACGGTAGTCCTTTTTTAATAAAACAAAACTTTTCTGTATGGATTGCTTTTACTAAATTGATGTTAGATAAGAGTGTTCCTAATTTCGAGAAAATATTACGTGCTATACAATTATGCTTCCCTAAAGATAATATGCCTCCACATAAAAAGCCTAACGAAATATATTATGCTTTTAACGCTATTATGTGGTTTTATACTATGGGAGAAGACGAGGTAGACGAAAAAACTGGTAAAATAACCAGAAAAGATAATCCTAGAATACGTCATAAGTCTTTAAGAGTATTAGATTACGATTACGATCAAGATTACATCGTTGGTGCTTTCCAGCAACTATACGGAATTGATTTAACCGTAGAGAATATACACTGGTGGAGATTTAAGATGTTATTTAATAGTTTAACTAAAGAAACTAAACTGGTGGAAATTATGGGCTATAGATCTATGGAGATAAATCCTAAATGGGACGAATCTCATAGAAAGTTCTATCAAGATATGAAGATACTATATGCTCTACCAGATAATAGAACAGAGGAGGAAAAAGAAAGAGATTTCCAAGAACAACTTAATAACGCTCTAGGAGGTGGTTAAAAATGGCTAGACAAGCTGACGGTAGTATCGTTATAGACACCAAAATAGACGACACTAAGTTAAAAAAAGGTATAAGCGGAATTGGAACTAGTTTAAAAGGAATAACTAAACTGGTAGCCACCGCTTTTTCTATTAAAGTTATTTATAATTTCTCTAAAGCGTGTATTCAAGCCGCCTCAGATTTAGAGGAAGTACAGAACGTAGTTGATGTAGTATTCGGCGAGAGTGCGGAGATTATAGATAATTTTGCTAAAAGTGCTGTTAAAAGCTTAGGATTAAGTGAATTATCAGCCAAAAGATATGCTTCCACAATGGGAGCTATGTTAAAAAGTATGAAATTATCAGATAAACAAGTGTTAGTTATGTCTCAGAACTTAACAGCATTAGCAGGAGATATGGCTTCTTTCTATAATATTAGCGGAGACGAGGCGTTTACTAAACTTAGAGCTGGTATTTCAGGAGAAACCGAGCCATTGAAACAATTAGGTATAAACCTTAATGTTGCTAACTTGGAGGCTTACGCTTTATCAAAAGGAATTACTAAGTCATTTAATTCAATGACACAAGCGGAACAGGCTTTATTAAGATATAACTATTTATTAGATGTAACGAAAGACGCACAAGGAGACTTTACTAGAACAGCTGGAAGCTGGGCTAACCAAACTAGAGTTTTAGCGGAACAATGGAATATTTTTAAAAGTGTTTTAGGTAGTGCCTTTATTCAAGTATTAACTCCAGTTATTAGAGCTATAAACGTTCTATTAGAAAAACTTATCTTAGCAGGTAAATATTTCCAAAGATTCGTTTATATGATAACAGGAGTAAAACCAGAGACTAAAGGAGCTAGTACAGCTGTAGCTTCACTAGGAGATAGCCTAGACGACGCTACGGATTCCGCTAAGAAAACTAAAAAGGCTCTAGAGGGATTACAAAGTTTCGATAGATTAAATGTATTAGACAGCGGTAGCGATAGTGGTAGCGGAGGTGGTGGAGGAGCTTCTGGAATGGAGATGTCCGATCCATACGACTTTAGCGATATTACTACAGCTCAAGATATGTTAGACGGTGCGTTTGACGATATAGATAAAAAATTAAACGCTTTAAAAAATATGTTCCTAGGTGTATGGAATAGTGATATAGTGCAATCTTACGCTTACGCTGTAAAATCTTATATTCAATTTATATATGATTTCGCTGTAGCTATGGGAGAATCACTATGGGAAAACATTACTACTACCTGGGACGGTATTAAAACAGATGTTGAGACAATCTTAGCTAATATTACTGAGTTATGGGTTTTATTCTGGACGGATTTAGGAGATACCATTAGCGAATATTCACAACCAATAATAGACGGTATGGTAAATCTATTTAATTCTGTATGGAATGACGCCATAGATCCACTAATAAAGAATATAACTAAGGCGTGGTCTGATTTTACTGGTATTCTTCTAGATTTATGGAAGAAATACGGAAAAGACATATTAACGAACTTAGGCGAGTTCGTAAAAACTACAATAGAGTTATTCCAATCTATCTGGGACAACGTTCTAGAACCAATAATAACTCCGTTCTTAGAGATGTTAAGCTGGTTATGGGACAAACACTTAAAAGGTATGGTAGAGTCAATAGGCGAATTCCTAGCAACGTTAATTAACTGTGCTTTAGAACTTTATAACAAGTTTATAGCTCCTATTGTTAATTGGTTACTAAAAGTGTTAGCTCCAGCGTGGTCGTTCTTATCTTCTACAGTAGTAGGAATTATGGGAACAATATTCGGAGTAATATCTGATGTAGTTAGCGGAGTATTTAAGGTACTAAAAGGATTGATTAACTTTATTACAGGTATATTTACGGGAGACTGGAAAAAAGCCTGGGAGGGAGTTACTCAGATATTTACTGGTATATGGGACTCTATTGTAGGCGTATTTAAAGGAATTATCAATGTAATTATTGATGTACTTAACGGCTTTATATCAGGATTAAATAAGATTAGCTTCGACGTTCCAGACTGGGTACCTGTTATAGGTGGTAAGAAGTTTGGTTTCGATATTCCTAAGATTAAGAAGTTTGAAAACGGAGGAGTCTTACGTAAAGAGACTGTCGGAGTATTAGCAGAATATAATAACGCTAGATTCAATCCAGAAATCGTATCTAAAGAAAGCGAAATGGCTAAAGTATTCGACGAGGGCTTAAATAAATGGGTAGATAAGATAAATAATAAATCAGGTAGAATGAGCGGAACTATGACACTAGTAGACGCTAACGGAGTAGCCTTAGGTAAAGTATTCGTTGACGCTATAGACGATTATAGCGACGAATTAGGCTACAATCCACTATAGGAGGTGTAAAAATGAATGACGACGTAATATTACAGCAAGCTTTAGACTCTTTAAGTTATGATCCAATATATTCATTATGTTACATCTACTACAACGGACAATATGTTAAAGTACCTAAAGTATTAACTGTAGAACCTATATTAAATCCTGTTGAGGGTTCGGCTGAGCGTAACGCAGAAGCTGACTTAACTACCTATGAAGTAGCTAGAGTTCCAGACTTAAAAATGACAGTAGGGAACACTAGTTTTAAAGAAGCTATGCTAATACTACAAATGGTTAAGAAAAAGCCTTTTAAAGTTAAATGGTATAACTTAGAATCAGGACAATACTATATCAATGATTATTATTGTCCTGGTATTCAATATTCTTTTAAGCCAACTAAAGACGGGTGTAAGGAGGCTAGTATCGAACTTATAGCTTACAGAGATGTAGAGAGAGGTCGATATAATGAATAACCAATACTTCGAACAACTAACTCAAAGAATAAAAGCCTATTTAAGATTTAGAGATCCTACCGCTCCCTCATATTATGACGGGGGCGATAGCCAATCTATATATGAAGACGAGTTAGACGGGGGATTCGCCAATTCGATATATGATTCTAAATTAGATGTAGACAGTGGAACAGCTGACGGAGCCGACGAATATGTTTACATATATTCTTCTACTGATTTACAAGAAGTTGAAATAAACGATAACATAGAAAAGTTATTCGGTTGTTTTAATGCTAAAACAGCAAAAATAAAAATTATGAATCCAGTTTCTACTAGTGGTAGATTTAGATATAACGTATCTGATAAAGATGTGGAGATTTATTTCGGACACGAAGAAGACGGAGAATTAGTTTATAAGAAAAAAGGTACGTTTAGAGTTAAGAAACCTAATAATAAAACAGTATCAGATAATACTACGTTTGAATTACAAGACTTATCTATTTTATTAGATACGCCTTGCGATATAGAGTTTCCGTACCCGTGTACTAGATTACAAGTAGTACAGTTGATATGTGCTAAGTTCGGTTTAATATTAGCAACGCCAGACTTCTGGTGTTCTGGTATGGCAATAGAAACTCAGTTCTATAAAAATGGTGCTACTTATAGAGAAATAATTAGACTCGTTGCTGAATCAAGTTTATGTAATGCTAAAATAGGCGACGACGATAGATTATACATTAAATCATACAATAATACTGATTATGTATTAAAACCTAGAGTATATAAATCTCTTAACGTAACAGAAAGATTCGGTTATGTTAATAGAGTTGTGCTAGCTGAAACAGACGAAAGCGGTTCTACTGATTATGATGTAGTAATTGCTGAAAATGAAGAAAGCATAAACGCTAACGGAATTAGTGAAGTTAGAATATCAAATAATATGATTCTTAATTTCGATAGAGAACAGTTCGCTCCATTATTATTAGGACAATTAGAAAACTTCTATTATTATGGATTCTCAAGCGAAATGGTATTAGGAAATTATGAATTAGATCACGATTTCATTACTTTACAAGATAAGCAAGGAAACCGATATAGAAGTATTCTTATGAATATTAACTATAAATATAATGGTGCTTTTAAATCTAAAGTTAATTCTCCAGCCACTTCAAAGACTAAACAAGAATACCCAGGAGCTGGACGTATAGGACAAATGATTAAAAATACTATGCTTAATGTTGATAAAGTTAAAGGATTGATTACTTCTCTTAACGCTGAATTAAATGACGAAGACGGAATAGCAAGTAGATTAACTAAAATAGAACAATCTTCTACTAGCGTAACGACAATTATAGAACAATCAGGTAGTGATAACCTAATTAAAAATAGTGTGGGTTATGCTTGGGAGAATGATAATGCAAACGTACCGAAGTTCTGGCGTTTAATTAGTGGTAGAGTTAATTATGTTGAGAATGACTGGACTAGAATAAATAGTTTGTCAGGTAGAGCTTGGTTATTAAGAACAGGAAAGATAGAGCAAGAAATATCAGTTACGACTGGTAAGACTTATACTTTATCTTTTTTAGTTAATAAATTAACAGCTTTAGGTACTTGTAGTGTAAGTATAGAAAATGGATCAGAGACAGTTATTTACGATAATTATATGACTGATACAGAATATAGTCATACGTTTAAAGCTTTAGGTAACTCAATAAAGGTTATCTTAACGGCTAATAACGTTGAATTATATATAACGGATTTACTTATCAATACTGGAGATACTAAGCAACAATGGAAACAAGCTAGCGGAGAGTTATATACATCTGAGGTATTAGTTGATATTGACGGGGTAATGATTAAAAACAATCTTTATTCTGGTTATACGATTATATCTCCTAGTGAGTTCGCTGGTTATTATTTAGTAAATGGAAGCTATAAGAAAGTCTTTACATTAAATAAAGATACAACGTGGGTTACTAAGTTACACTCAGAAGAAAGCGTAGAAATAGGTTCCGAAAATAATAATGTTAAGACGTTGTTTTTAGCTGTTGCGGACGGACTAGATATAGTCTTAAAGGAGGAATCTTAGTATGGCAAGTATAAATCCTAGTGTATTAGATTGTAGGTATAGTCCTCACGTATCTGGAAAAACAGATAACCGTTGTCGTATAACTATCACGGAAATAACTCAGGACACTAACGCTAATACAACAAGAGTTAAAGGTAAAGTAACTGTTGAGGGTACACCTTACTCTTACTTATACGCTTTATTAGTTCAATTAGGTGGAAGAACGTTATACGACCACCATACAGGCGGAGCTATTTTAACTAGTTGGAGTGCAGGACAAACAATCTTCACTTTTGACGAAACTTATAATAACAATGCTGACGGAACATTAACTTTATATGCTTATATTAAGCAGATGTTCTATTATGGTAATGGAGATACTTCACGTTGGACTAATTCAAGATATTATCAAGATAACGACGCTAATATGGTATGTTCTACAATACCTAGAGCTAGTTCCATTACGTCAAGTGCTGACTTTACTAAAGGCGACGCTGTAACGGTATCAATTAGTAGAGCTAGTACGAACTTCACTCATACAGTACAATTCTTAGTAGGTGGTACTGTAATAAAAGAAATAACAGGAGTAGCAACTAGTACAACTTGGACTCCTACACAGAGCGAAGTAGAATCAATGTTAAGTAAAGGCACTAATTCTACTATAAGAGTATATACGTATAATGGCGGAACTCATATAGGTACAGCTACTAAAAACGGAACAGCAAGTAATCCTACAACAAGTAGTATTACTAACGATTTCGGATTTACTGTAGGAAATAGTACATCATTTACAGTTAATAGAAGTAAAAGCTACTATACTCATTCTTTAGAAATAAGTGTAGCGGGTACGTTAATTAAAACTATATCAAGTGTTGGTACTAGTGCTAGTTGGACGCCTAGTTCTTCTGAATTAACGGCAATTTATGAAGCTATGAAGAATACGGCGGAAGCTACTATATCAGTTAAATGTATTACTTATTCTAGAGGTGCTAATATAGGTAATACTACTAAAACTGGTAAGATTAAGATTAACGAAAGTGGAAACGAACCTACTTTTACTGATTGGACTTATCAGAATAGTAATTCTATTTCTAATAGCGTGTTAGGTACTAATCAAGTTATGTTACAGAATAAAAACTCTATAACGATTACTTGCGGTAGTGCTACAGCTAAAAATAGAGCTAGTATATCTAAGTATCAAGTAGTAGTTAATAATGCTGTATATGAAACAACTAATACTACTACAAGACAAATAACAATACCTAACTTAAATCTAAGTGGAAACGTAACATTTCAAGCGAGGGCGATAGATTCAAGAGGTTTTAGTAAAACTGTTGAAAAAACTTTATTATTTATTCCTTATAGTGAGATAGATATTCCACAGATTAGTCTAGAAAGACATAATAATTATGATGTTGAATCTAAATTAAGATTATCAGGTGTTATAGCTTTAGTAAGATATAACAATCAGAATAAAAACGAAATAGTATCGTTTAAATATAGATTTAAAGACAATACAACGTCTAGTTATAGTAATTGGGTAGATATATTAACTAGTACAATTCCAGATACAGCTCAGCACTTCCACTATGATAGTAGTACAGGGGAGTTTTATCTAGACGAAACAGAGATAGGAAATTTTGAAAAAGAAAATACATATCAATTCGAGTTTGTTATTCAAGATAAAGTAGGTACATATACGTTCTACGGCTTGTTAATAAATGGTCTTCCTTTAATGGCATTAAGAAAAGAAAAAGTAGGTATTAACTGTGTTCCAGATCCAACTGGGAAACCAGGATTATATATCAATGGAAATTATGTTCCTTTTGAAAAAACAATATATGAGAACACTGGTAACACAAGTAATATAATCTATGACGAAGAAATAGACAGTCCTACTTATATGATTATCGAGTTTAAAGCTAATAATGTTAATGGAAGTATTAGAGTTGATAATCCAGTAGGAAAGAAAGTTTCACTAATGATAGTAGATTCTAGTAATTCTACTCTATATACGAAAATAGTAACTATAACAGAAACTCAGTTAACAGTTAATTCGTATTTAAGAACCGTGTTAGGCGGTAGCAATTCTAGTAATAACGATATAGCTATTACTAAAGTAATTAAAGGTAATTAGGGAGGTAAGAAATGGAAATAGTATTACAAATTGCTTCTTATATCACAGCTGTAGGAGTCATAATTAAAGCTGTTGAGTCTATATTCGATAAAAAAACAAAAATGATAAGGACAGAAGTAGAAAACACTAATAAGAAAATAGACAATAACGAAAAAGACGATCTGAGATATAAGATATTAAGTTTCGCTAATTCCTTACATAACGGAGATAATCATACTAGACAAGAATATGAAACAATATTTATGTTTTATGATAAATACGAAGTTATTATAAGTGAATTAGAAATAAAAAACGGTTATTTAGAAACCGAAATGTCATTCATAAGAAAAACCTATGAAGTTAAATATATGGAGGTTAAATATGAAAAAGATGTATGAGATTTATGTAGATTTCATAAACGGCATAATGGAAGCAGATAAGCCTATTCAATTAGTCCATAATGATAATGATTCCACAGTTTTAAAGTTTAATATTCGAGAAGATGTAGCAGACAGTCGGAAAGTAATTAAGTTCAAGCTTTCCGACGGT